GGAAGAAGAATATGAAAAAACAGAACCTGGTCCAACAGGATCTTTTAGATATCTTGTCCCTGTTGCTGAATTGATTAAGATTCAAAAGAATCAAAAAGTAGAAGAAAAGAAACCAGCAATACAAACTAATATGAATTTTGATCTCATGGACCCAGATACTGATGCTCCATTTGATCAACTTACTATTAGAGATCTTGCAGCTATTCTTCTTAAGAAGCCTGTAAGTAATAAAGATTGGTTAAACAAACTAATACAAGATAAGTAATGGCTCAAAGTATTTTAGTAATTGCGGAATCAGGTAGCGGTAAATCAACAAGTATTGAAAACTTAAATCCTAAAGAGACTTTTGTTATCAATATTGCCAACAAACCTTTGCCTTTTAAGGGATGGAAAAGTAAATATGTAACTCTAAGTAAAGAGACTCCTGAAGGGAACCTTAGTAATACAGGCACACCACAGGGTATTATCAAAGCTTTAGAGCACGTTAATGCTTCTAGACCAGAAATCAAAAACATAGTAATAGATGATTGGCAATACATGTCTTCATTTGAGTATTTTGACAGAGCCACAGAAAAGGGTTATGATAAATTTACTCAGATAGCTTCAGGTCTTGCAGCAGTAGCAAAGAAACCTAAAGATCTTAGAGATGATCTTATGGTATTCTTTCTTACTCATGCAGAAGAATCTATTGATATGGATGGTAAAAGAAGAGTTAAAGCTAAGACAATAGGTAAAATGATTGACACCGCACTAACTCTTGAAGGTTTATTCTCTATTGTTCTATTTGGTAAAGTTAAAAAAGATAAAGATGGTAATATCCGCTATGTCTTTGAGACTCAGAACAATGGAGAAAATACTTGCAAATCTCCAAAAGGAATGTTTGAATCTTTTGAAATTCCCAATGATTTGCAGTATGTTCGCAATTCTATTCTCGAATATGAAAAGTAATCTAAACAAATAAACAAAAATCAAAATGAGTATTAGCACAAAGAATATCCCAACAGGGGGTACATCGGTTCCAAAAAATCTACAACCAGGTAACACAGTAGCAAAGATTAATGATATCAGTCTTGAGTCTTTTACATTTAAAGAAGGAGCTTATCATGTTATTCTTCATTTAGAAGGTGCAGATAGAGGTTCTGATTTTGAAGGATTCTTTATTAATAAAGACAGACCAGAATTAGGAAGATATAAAGGTCAAGTAGGTAGAGTTAAGTCTAGTGAATGGGCTTATGCTGATGGTGAAACTAAATCAGGTATTAAGATTAGCAGAGATACAGAAATCTTAAAGTTTATTTCTAATCTATGTAAAGAAGTTGAAACTGATTGGCTTGAGCAAGCAGATGGTAAGTATAATACTATTGAAGAGTTTGTAAAAGGTTTTAATCAAGATAAGCCTTTTAAAGATGTGTGGTTTAATTTCTGTCTTGCTGGTAAAGAATATCAGAATAAAGAAGGATATACTGCATATGATTTGTTCCTACCTAAGTATGTTAAAGGTGCTGTATCATTTGAAACTTGTGATAAAGCTACCAGCAAAATCATGAGATTCAATGAGGCTGAGCATATTAAGAGAAAGAAAGTAGAAACTGTAGCTGGGTTTGATACTTCAGCTCCTGCAGGATCTGCTGACTTTGAACTTTAATAAGCAATCTATTTAATAATAGGGGAGAGTAATATCTCCCCTTTTTATTCTTGTTACTATGATAAGAACTAAATCCCTGGTTTCAGATTTAAAAGAAATACCTAAGACATGGGTATTTGAGTATTATCTAAACCTTGAAGAAAAATTATGTGGACAAGATGTAAAGATTAAATCTGTATTCAATCCTAATGAGAAGAATCCTAGTATGTGTATATACTATTCTCAAGTAAAAACTGATTATAGATATAAAGATTTTTCAACAGATAACCATGGCGACTCTATAAACCTTGTGCAAAAAATGTTTAATCTCTCTACAAGAGGTGAGACTGCGCACAAGATTATAGAGGATTATAACCAGTATGTTCTTAATAATGGAGAGGTTGTAATCAAAGAGTTTAAGAAACACTCTAAGTATAAAGTAACAGACTTTAAAACTAGAGCATGGAATAGCTTAGATCAAAAGTATTGGTCTAAGTATTATCTAGGAAGTAATCTACTAGAATCTTATAATGTATATCCTCTTGAGAACTATACAATGACTAAAGAAGAAGATGGAGAAGCAAAAGAACTATCTATTTCTGGTCAATATATCTATGGTTATTTCAAGAAAGATGGTACTTTATATAAGATCTATCAACCTAAGATTAAAGACAGTAAGTTTATTAAAGTCAGAGACTATATCCAGGGTATGGATCAACTTACTATGGACAAGGATTATTTGGTAATTTGTAGTTCTCTTAAAGACTTAATGACTTTTGCTAAGCTTGGGTTTAGAAATGCTGAAGCTATTGCTCCAGACAGTGAGAATACTCTTATTGCAGAGCACATAATAGAAGCATTCAAAAGAAAGTATAAGAATATCTGCACTCTCTTTGATAAAGATGAGGCAGGTATAAGATCTATGAATAAGTATCAGGAAAGATATAACATACCTTATGTAATCCTAGATATGGAGAAAGATCTATCAGATTCTATAGAACTGCATGGAGTAAATAAAGTAAGAGAAACTCTTATGCCTTTGTTGTCTAATACACTAAAACCAAAAGAAAATGTCGTGGGTGTATAATGGAATACTCTTTACTGATGAAATGATACCTGAAGGTGCTGTAGGATTTGTCTATGAGATGACAGCTATCATTAAAGGTAAAGCGTATGGTTATATAGGTAAAAAGAACTTCTATTCTAATACTAAGAAAAATCTTAGCAAGAAGAATCTACCTACAGATAAACGCAAAAAGAAATATGTAAGAGTATCCAAAGCTTCTTACCATAACTACTATAGTAGTAATGAGGTGCTTAAGCAGGCACATAAAGATGGAATAAGAATCTCAAGAAGAATTCTTAAGATATGCTTTAGTAAAACAGAACTTACTTATCAAGAAGTAAAGCATCAGTTTCAGTATGCTGTACTTGAGTCAGATCAATGGCTCAATGCTAATATCTTAGGTAGGTTCTATAAACAAAAATAATATGGAAGAAACTAATCTTAATCTTGTAGCAGCTATGTTGCAGCTACAAGATCTTGGTGTTTATAAAATTCAAGTAGATTATTCTGGAGGAGGAGACAGTGGTTCTATTGAAGATATATCTTTTTTAAATAAAGATGGTAATGATGTATCTGTTAATTCAGAAATTAAACAGTTAATAGAAGATCTATCATATAAGAAATTAAATGAGATAGAAGATTGGTGGAATAATGATGGAGGCTGGGGTATGATTGTTATAGATGTACCTAGTTGTGAATACACTATAGAGAATCACATCCGCATTACTGATTATGAAGTATATAATCATGAAGGTTCACTTAAAGATGAAGAATAATGAATACTAATAGACACATATGGGAAGGTTGGACAGTTCAAGATTTTATAAATGAGCTTGAACTTACATTTCCTTATCAGAAATTCTCTACAAAAGAAGATGTAAAAAATTGGTGCAAGTCAGAACAACCTTACTACAAGAAACATATTCCTGAAGTAGCTAGTTATTTTATTAAGAAAGCAGGTTTATAATGTCACATTCAGCAGAGCATGCTAAGTCTAGTGTAAGAAAGTGGGGTGGGATTATTGAAGATTACATAGATATTCACAATTGGTTTGATGAAACTAAGGCGTGGATTGGTCACTCTAAGCACAGAATGTTTAGACACCATAGTGAGGGTATCTTTGAATGCGAAAAAGTATTTGGGATATCTTTTGTAAACTCAGATGGTAGAACAGTATATACCAGATATGTGGGAGAACAACATGTAAAAGAAGATTGCTACGGTTAATGGGTAGATAATCTTAATTCACCTAAAGAGTGGATGATTAGAACTTTAAAGATAGAAGATTAATGAAAAAGCAAGTTGTTGATAATCAGCAATATGAATCACTACTATCCATGCTTAATTCTAAAAATGACCAGGATAAAGTATTGGGCTTAGTAACTATAGAGAATGTAGATTTTAATAAGAGTCTAACTAAGATTCTTTTATTAAGAAAGAAAGCAGATATATCATTTGATCTGTGGAAAGAACATGCTCCTAAAACTATTAAGAAGTTTAAAAGCATAGATGTAGATATATCTAAGAATCTTAAATACAAAGATATCTTAGAGATTATCATAAAGCAAAAGCAGACTGAAGAAGATATCCAGTTTTTCCTAGATGACTTCTCTAAGCATTTGCATACTACAATCAAAGACTTAGGGTTTGATTTTATTGAGAATACTGAGATTGAAATTAAATTAAAACACAATGACAAAACAGGAATCCCTAGCGAAAGCATCCAAGAACTTAATGTTTAAGGAACCTTTCTATGGTATATTTCTGATCATGCTTAATAAAGTATGGGATGAGAGAGTACCTACAGCTGGGGTTAGTCTTAATGGGATTAACTATCAGCTAACTATTAGTGAAAAATTTTGGACTTCTCTGAGTGAATTACATCAGCAGGGTCTATTGAAGCATGAGCTTCTACATATTGGCTTCTCTCATTTGACAAGTTATAATCACTTGACTAACAAAGAGTTAGCTAACATTGCAATGGATCTAGAGATTAATCAGTATATAGATAAGAACATGCTACCAGAAGGTGGTATGACACTAGATCTATTTCCAGAACTAAACCTTTTAGCTAAGCAGGGTACTAACTATTATTATGAGAAGCTACAACAAGCTGCTAATAATCCAGGTAGTTGTCCTAATCTAGATCAGATGATGCAAGGTATGGATCAAGGTCAAATGACTGTGACTGTATCTAAAGGTAAAGATGGTAATATTAAAGTAGATGTAAATCTACCAGATCATAGTACTTGGGAAGAGTTTGATAAGCTACCAGAAGCAACTAAGAAGTTGATTGAGAATCAAACAGCGCATGTTCTTAAAGAAGTAGCAGAGCAAGTAGAGAAATCCAGAGGTACTATTCCTGGTGAGTTTGCAGAGATTCTTAGAAAACTAAATGAGGTAGAAGAAGCTAAGTTTGATTGGAGAGGATTTCTAAGAAGATTTGTAGGCGGATCTACCCAAGTATATACTAAGAGAACCAGAAGAAAAGAGAATCATAGATTTGATGAAGCTCCTGGTCTTAAGGTAAAACCAAAGCGCAGAATCCTGGTAGGTATAGATACCTCTGGATCTGTAAGTACTACTGAACTTAAGGAGTTTATGAATGAGTTATATCATATTCATAAAACAGGTACAGATATCATGGTGGTACAATGTGACACAGCTATTA